CTGCCCAAGAGATTGACACGATGCTCGGAGTGCAGGCCCAAGAGTTCAGCGAACCGACTTGGGGCCAAGATGACGACGAGGACTACGGATGGGGCGATGAAGAATTCAAAGTCTTGGAGGTCGTTGCAAGTAAGTTTGGAAGCCATGCAGACGACTACCACGTCATGCACTCGAAACCAATGCGTTTTGATACAAACATCGACGAAAACATCCGCTTGGCCTTTGCCGAACTGGGCGAGGAAGAGGTTGAACTTGACAAGAAGATTGAGGCTTACCGCAAGAAGAACCGGGACGCATCGGTTGAAGAAATGGCAAAGGAATTTGGGGTCAGCAAGGCGAAGGTCGCCAAGCGAGTCGCCTACCTAATCACCAAGGACCGCTACCCAATCAGCAGGGCCGTCGACAAGATAGCCGAGCAGAACCTTCCAAAGAATGTCAAGGAGGTCGCAGAGCCAGTCTTAGAGGTCCGCTACAAGTACGCATGGGCCACGGGTTTCAGCAACAAGGACAAAGGGTCAAGCCGTCAGTTCTGCAAGGTGATGCTTGACTTGGCAGGGCAGGGCAAGGTTTACACACGGGACGACATCGACGGGATTTCTGCAATCATGGGCTACTCCGTATGGAATCGCAGGGGCGGTTGGTATCACACGCCCAGCGGAGTGAACAGGCCCCAATGTCGCCATGTATGGGAGCAGCAGTTGGTCATCCGTAAAGGCAATAAAATCAGCAAGGCATGAAGGCACTATTCATAAGCGAAGAAACGCTGCTCGACAACTCGATAATCAACGAGAACGTATCCTACACCCAAATCCGTCCAACGGTTGTCAAGGTGCAGGAGATGCGGATTCAGCCCATCGTTGGCTCTGCACTCTACGGGGAACTGGTTACGCAGGTCGTCAGCGGTTCAACGTCTGCACTCAACCAAACGCTGCTGGAGGACTACATTCAGCCTGCTATGATTCAGTGGCTCTACTACGAGTTGCCGATGGTCCTTGCGTTTAAGTACATGAACAAGGGCATGGTCCGTAGAACGAGCGAAGAATCCTCGCAAATGAGCATGGAAGAAATCACCCGGCTGACCGACAAAGTCAAGAACGATGCCGAGTGGTACTCCGAACGCATCACCCGGTACTTGATGGAGAACCGCAATTCATACCCCTTGTGGAACTCGCCTCCGTCTGCTTTGGATACCATCTACCCGAACGCCACCAACTACCGAACCGGGATGGTCTTGGACCGCAACAGGCGAATGGGAATCAGCAACCTTGACTACCCCTACCCTTACGGACAATTTGGGGCGTGTAACGACTGCTAACGATGGGCGCACACAAGAAGAACATACTGAAACTGCAAAACTATGTCTTGGATAAAAATCAAGCAAGCCCTGCTGGACCTTGCAAATGCTCATCCACAGGTCAACTCCTTCGGGACGGGCGACCCTCTTGCGGTAGGCACGGACAACACCATCAACCTGCGAACCCCAAGCCGTGAGCGAATCGTCTATCCGCTCGTGTTTGCGGACGTTCAGTCTGCAAGTACTGACGCTGGTACTTTGGACTTGGTGGTTGGGGTTTACTTTTCTGACCGTGTTGAGTCCATTAAGCCGATGGGCGGAGTGGTTTCGGGCAGCCCTACGCTGGGTTGGCAGGACAACGAGGATGAGGTCCTAAGCGACCAACTGCAAATCGCACAGGACTTCATATCGTCGCTTACAAACGACCCAAGCCAAGACTGGACCCTATCGTCAAGCGTATCGCTTACCCGCTTCGTAGAGAGCCGGGATGACCGCACGGCAGGGTGGCAGGCGACGATGACCTTTGAGATTCCCTATGGTCATTCAGTTTGTGAAATTCCCACATAAAAGACATTTACAATTAAACGCTAAAAAATGCCTACACCCATATTGCAACAAATGCTCGGCCAAGGTGGTACGATGGAGTTTATCAATGGAGCCGTAAGCGGTAAAGTTTACGACTTCATAGTCGTCAATGCTGCTGCTACTTTCACGGTCTTAACGGGAACTGGTGGCGAGAACCTCATGACTCCTTACAACTTGTCGGGCGCATCCATATCCGCTGGCATCGTAATCAGCGGTCGCAACGGAGGCAAGATTACTGCCGTAACGCCCTCCGCAGGTTCAGTCATCGGTTACACATTCCTGTAAGCGATGCTGATAGGTTACGGCTACGGCTACCCAATCTCAATGCTGCAAGGCGGACTTGCTGCCGGGGTTTGGGGTGCTTTTAATGCAAGGGCTACGGCTGACGGAGCAACCGCTGCCGAGGCTGCCGTGAATGGCTGCCTGTTCGTCCGATTCGCTGCAATCTTCAACTTCTAACAATGCCGACACCATCGCTGATTTTAGTACCTGCACGATTCAAAACGGGCAAACTCTACACCCCCGTTGCTACGACTTCGGGTGGTTTGGTCCTTGGTGCGTCAGGCGACTTTAATGTTACCCGTGCAACTACGGCAACAAGGGTCAACGCAAGCGGATTGATTGAGGTTGTGGCTTCGGGGATTCCGAGGTTGGACTACTTCGCAAGTGGTGGCGTTGTTGGCTGCCCTGCGTTGCTTGTGGAGCCGAGTGGGTCCAACGGAATCCTTAACTCGCAGGACACCGCAACAAACTGGACGCGTGGAGCAAACCTGTCGGGAACTTATGAGAATGTTATTGGGGTGAGTGGCAACAACTTGACCGTTGCAGCAAGTGGCAGCAATATAGGCTCTGCTGCTGGTCGTCTTATTCGGTTTAGCAACAACGTGGCTCTCGCAAGTGGAAGCACCTACACGATTTCCTTTTTAATGAAAAAAACAGGAGCGCACACGATTGGTGGTTATTATGCAACCATAACTGGTGCAGCATCAGGCGACATTGGAGGAGGATTTGATGTAAGCGGTTCTTTTAGTAGTGGGCAAATCTATAACACCGCAGGCACGACCAGCCGAATCCGAAGGGTTGAACAATGGGGAACTGACGTTTATCGTTGCTCCGAAACCTTTACAATGACTGCAAGTGGTACTTTAACAAATTTTGTTTTAGCACCCACGATTGGAGTTACCATCGCAGGTCAAGCCAACCCAGCAGTCGGTCTTGGTATCGCTTTCGCTGCACCGCAATTTGAACTCGGTGCATTACCGACATCGTTCATGCCCACAACCACCGCAGCGGTAACCCGCAACGCAGACGTGATAAACCTATCAGGCGCAGTCAGCGGTTGCATCGGGCAGACCGAGGGGACGATTTATGCGGAATTTACAAATACCCTTGTAGCATCCTATGTTGAGGGCTATATGTATAGAGTTTTTGCAGACGCAAATAATGAGATTTGGGCAAGAAAAGAAGGGGGCGGGAACACCTACTCCTTTAGATGGAGGGCCAATAGTCAAAACACTACATTCTTAAATGTTGCCGTTCCAAACGGAGTTAGCAAAATTGCCTTTGGTTATAAATCGGGCGATACGGCTTTATTCCTCAATGGCTCACAAGTCGCAACCACAAATACTGATGTCCGTGCATTTTCCGTCAATCCAACAACGATTGCGCTTGGCTCAACTTCTTCGGGTCAATTTTTTAACGACCGCATCCGTGCCGTTGCCCTCTACACCGAACGGCTTACGAATGAGCAACTCGCCGCTCTAACCGCTCCGTAATGCCGACCTTCCGCAAATACGCATTCCCAAGCCAAGCCACCGCAGACAAGGTGCTGCAAGAATCCCTGCAACCCTTGGACAACGCCGTGCCGCTTGGTGAACTTGACGGCCTCGTATGCTATGACATCCTATTCAACGACACACCCCCTGCGGCGTTCACGCCATACATCGTTTGGCCCAAGCCCTGCGGAGTGCATTCCTTTCTCGGATGGGATGCGCAATACGCCGCCGACTACCAAGAATTTGCAACACCACTCAAATAAAAACATTTCCCCTTATGCGACTATTCCGCAAGCGTAACCCCGAGCAACCCAAACTTCCACTTATGCAATCAGCAATCATCGCTCTCCTTCGCCACCTGTTAACCTTCATCGGTGGAACCCTCGTCGCCAAAGGCATCATCGATGCAGCCACGCTCACCGAAATCATCGGTTCCGTATTGACCTTGTTGTCAGTTGGTTGGATGGCCTTGGATAAGACAAAGGGCGAGCCGAACAAGTAATGAACCTAATCGAAACCACCATCGTCGGGAGCGTTGCAGCAATCGTCGGTGGAGCGGTCGCTTGGTTCACCAAGGGCCGTGTAGAATCGGACTCCCTGCAAGTCAGGCAAGCCCAAGCGGTCCTCGCTATGTGGCAGGCTACCAGCGAGTCCCAAAACAAGGAATTAACACAACTTCGTAACGAGGTCGTAAGTTTGCGTCAACGACTTGAGGAAATGGAACATACCATCCACGAACTCCAGTCCGAGAATGCCAAACTTAAAAACCTCGTATGATCCTACCAGCCACCAAGCACACCCGAAACATTCACGAAGTAACCTGCCAATCGGGGCAGGAGTTCTTACTTGTCAGCGACCTGCATTGGGACAACCCCCATTGCGATAGAGGCTTGCTCAAAAACCATTTGGACGAAGCCGTCAAGCGGAATGCTGCCATCATACTCAATGGCGACACTTACTGCTGCATGGGTGGGAAATATGACCGTCGTGCGGACAAGTCCCTGATTCGTCCCGAACACAACACCGACCGATACTTTGACGCTATCGTGGACACCTCGGTGGAATGGTTTGCTCCGTACGCCAAAAACATTTTGCTGATAGGATATGGAAACCACGAAACCGCTATCATTAAACACGGGGAAACGGACCTCCTGCAACGCTTCGCCAGCACCCTCAACTACGCCACAGGATCAGCGGTTCAGGTTGGAGGTTACGGAGGAACCATTGACATCCGAGTGCTGCACGATACAATCCGTGGAGTCAACTTCGTAGTGCATTATTTTCATGGGCATAGTGGCGGGGGGGTGGTGTCCCGCGGAGTAATTCAAGACCAGAGGCTACTTGCCGGG